GAATTACAATACATAAACGTAAACAAATTCAAAAACTAAATAACGAAATAAGAATTATAAAACAACAAGCATATAACGTTGCAAGAAATATTGACGTTTTTAAAATAAATTTTGCTTATTAAATAAAGACCTCTCTTCGGAGAGGTTTTTTTTCGTTTTAGTTCAAACGCCAATTTTACCACTTTATGGACAACTAATAACTAACGGAGATATTATGAATAACATAATAAATAAAATTTCTGATGAAATACTAAATAAATATGCACCGTACGAATGGTTTGAAATGTGGTTCAGTGAAGCATTTCGTGAAGATTTATCGTCTAACTTATTAGATAAAGTTTCTGATGTAATGCAAAAATTTAATATTCAAGATGATGAACTAAATTCAATTACCAGTGAAACCATGAACGAAATTCAATATTTATTGATTAAACGTTTATGTAATCAATGGGAAAAAAATTACAAACAAAACGGAGGCAAACCTCATACTATTTATGATAACGTAATTGATGCTGATGACTCTAATCTTTACGATGAAGAGTTTTCATATCAAGATCATGAAGACGAAACTGTTGGCCCTAAAACAGGATACGAATGATAAATTGAGCGCTTCGGCGCTCTTTTTTTTCGGATAATTACAGACGCAAATTTCCATACCTTATGGACAACTAACAACTAATGGAGATTATTAATGTCTTTACAAGATATAAATATAAAAATATTTTCAAACTATTCTGATGACACTACACATCTTGATACTAAAGATCGTATGCAAGCAGATGGTTATCATAACATTGTTGATTACATAAATGAGTATTCTGATAAAGAACGTGGTGAATTTATTAGCCTTTTGTTAGAACAGTTTCTTAATGATCGTAGTTTTGAAACTAAAAAAGGTGCTCAATATTGGCACGAAGTTCTTGCTTCATTACGTGATGAAATAAAAGCAAATATATATTCTGCGACTATTAGAATTGCTGTAAACGTAGACGTTGTGTCTGATAAAGAATACGAAACTGAGCAAGAGTTTATAGATTCTATATACGAAGAAGATGTTTATGATTTAATCAGAAACAATGGATATCAAGTAACTGTAGAACACAACGATGCCGAAATTATGGATATAGATGATGTTTGCACAGTTGATTAAGTTTATCAAAAACATAGTTATAGCGGTCATTACATTTATTGTTTTGGCCGTTATCTTTTTATTATGGAAACCAACGAGGGATCAATGACAAAAAAAGATTTTAAATGGTTTGTAAAATTTATAACTGAGCATCGTATCGATAACTCAGGCGTACTTGATTTAGTAGAATATTTTAAATTTACTAATGACAAGTTCGATCAAAGTAAATTTTTAAATGCGGTATATGAAGCAAAATGTGAATACGAACGTAAATCTCATGAAATTATGGATCGTATGATAAGGCAACAACATGTATCGTAATTATGATGATACAACAAAACATTTAGTCAACGTTGTATCAGAACATAAACGCCTTCGCACTTTGCAATATGATGCAGAGTGGGAAGGCAATAATATAAAAAGTGAATTTTATAAAAGCCAAGCGAATTATTATCAAAAACTAGTCCGCGAAGGCATTTTATATGATCCAGAATTTTAGAGCACTTTTATGTGCTCTTTTTTTTCGTTTGTGATTTCTTTAATGCCATTCGAGTAGGTGCACCTTTCGATCCTGGTTTACGCATAGTCTCACCAGAACCATTTTTGATGCGTTTACGTTTTGCATGGATATTATCCCATAGTCCACGTTTACTCATTATTTTCTTTTCCCGCCGTAGCCTTCTTTACATTTACCCATAAGTAACTCCTATAATATTTCGCAACTACCTGACGTGCAGGCTAATTCTTGCGAACCGGTTGTTAAATCTTCGACTTCAATCATTGATGACCAGTCGATTTCTTTTGGAAATCTATTAGCGAACTCCAAATATTCTTCGCGTTCAACTTCTTGATAAGGTGCTTGTCGATAACTACCACCATCGTAAGGCAAAAATGAAATACCTGATATAGCGTCAAAGTTATTAAATACCCATGCACCAACTTCTGGCCATTCGTATTCTTTAACGCTGACAGTTATAGACGGTTTATGTTCACACCAATTCTCTTGATACGTTTTCCATAACTCGAGATGCTGAACAGCAGTTAAGTCTTCACGAGTTAAGCAACCCTCAGGTGCTTTTATTGGAAACGTAAATACAGTAGTCGTATCAGGTTTCATAACGCAAGGTTCATTGTGAACTCCTGAATTAATCATATGATGAGTTAACGGATCTTTATTATCACCTCTAACAGTACGTAAATAATACTGACTATGACGAGTATGAATACCCGAAGCTGCATTAACTAACTGGCTAACTGTACCACTTGGTTTTACGCAAGTAATAGCAGCGGATCTGGGGATACCTAATATTTCAGCGTATTTAACATTTGTTTCATCAGCTACATTACGCATATTCTTTAATACAGCTTCGAGGTTTTGTGTTTTATCAATACCTGAAGTAATCTCGTTATCTAAAATACCTGTTAACGATACTCCTAACAATCTTTCTTCCTCAGTATTCTTTTGCCATATCTTACGTAAGTATGGAAAGTTAGTTAGTTTCGATTGTATAGTGCCAAGTATAGTGGCGAGCCTAACTTTGTTTTTAAGGCTATCTTCATTATCGCTTGGTCTTATGACGACTTCGGTCAGATTACAAAACTGATATGGTCGTAAAATTATTTCTGAACATGGATTAGTACCAAACTCATAGTTTGGATCTCTTTTACCATACTTATCGGCTTGCTTTTGACTAGCCGTTCTATTAAAAATTCCTCTTTCACCTGATTTACTTTCATATAAAGATGTCCATTCTCGTAAGAATGCTCCTACATCAGGTTTCTCAGTAAACGATACTGAGTTATTTGCTAATGCTCTTTGGCCATTTTGTTTCCACCATTCGCCACTCTTAGCATGTCTCATTCTGTCGTCAGTTAAGTTACTAAGACTTATCATAGCACTTCTGCGCACTCCTCCGACGACAACTATCTCCCCTATTTTACAAAACAAATCGTGAGCTTCTATAGAAGATAATCGTCTACCTTTAGCTTTCTTAAACAGATCAACAGTAAACTTAAATAAATCTATTAGTGGCTCAGGCCCTGAGGCTCTTCCACCGAACTGTTTTAGTCGTTCTCCTGCTGCTCTTACCTTTGATGTATCCCATGTAGGTATTTCACCTGCATAAAGCAATGCTATTAGCATTCTAAAGGCCTTAGACCAACCCTCTTTGCTATCAGACACACTAATGCATGTATCTGACTTAAACATCTTCTCAGGGATCTCAGGTAACTTAGAGATATATTGTCTTTCTACAGAAAACCCTACACCTGTACCACACATAAGTATGAACATAGCTTCATCGAAAGCTTTAGGATCATCAGCGACTAAATACGAGCAATTGTATCCACAAGTATTGTCTCGGTCTAATGCAGCACCTGCAGTCATTAAGGCTCTCATAGATGGCATAACATCTTTATTAACGATAGCTTGTTTAAGCTCGACAAAAGTATCTTTGCCTATCTCAGGTGCTTTGGATTCCATAAAGTCGACATATCGATCTACGGTTTCTTCCCAAGTTTCTCTTCTCTGTTGGTTTTCTAAATATCTTGCATAACGTGACTTATGTATAAAGTCACCATAGGTTTGTTCTATAGTACTCATAGATCTTTAATTCCTTATATAGATGTTCTAGTTCTTCATACTTAAGGAAATCCTAAGACCTTAGGGCTCTCTTAAGTGCGGCGTATAAAACGAAAAAAAACCCTCAGAACACTAGGCTCTGAGGGCATGCATAACTCTACCGATTAGTATTTCAAATCACATTTGTAGATTAATGGCTGCTAAAGCTGCCAATGATATGCTTGGACAACATACTTTTGGAGTATGTATCTCACAATATGTGCAAAAAGGCGTCTGAAACTACAAACATGGTTTATTGATCCTTAGATCACCATAGGCAGACAAACAGCCTTTTTGCTATTTAGCCTACAGCTCTCCCTCTGTAGACTGGCTCTCTAACAGTTCTATAAGCATTTTACAGTACTGTTTTGCTTTTCGAATGTCTTCTGTGCCATTTTTGTACTTATATCTTGATACATACTTGATTATATTGCCTGCGTAGTAGTCTTCAGCAATGTTTAGGCTTTCCATATATTCTGCTGGTTCAATACCTATATTGTAATGTTTAGGCTTTTCTATTTTATCAAATAGTTCTTGCTGCATATTCATATACTCCATATGTCTCATAAGCGTTCCTGACCTTTACGTATTGTTTTTACGTGCTTCATATAAAAATAACTGTGTATTTTACCGAAGTATTTTGCTAACTCAAGGTAGCATCTTGCTTTGGTTCCCATAGCTTTACTTTCTTATGTTCAAAATCATAATCATTAAATCTTAATATGCGTGCTAATCTTGCTTGACGAAGAGCATCATCGTATGTAAGTCCTGTGCTTTTAAATGCTTTTACTACTGCATCAAATGTGCATTCTTTATTAAGTATATTTAAAGCAGCTTTAGGACCGATACCAGGGCAACCTTTATAACCATCAGCTGTGTCACCAGTTAACGTTTGATAAAGCCAGTTATAATCAGCAGCTTTTTCTGTTATTTCATGTAGTTCGCCTAGTCTATATATTTTACCAGGTATAGTTAGCAAGTCTTTATCATCAGATATAACAATAGCTTTATTTAAGTTATTTTCTAGCGTAGCTAAATAGCCTAATACATCATCTGCTTCTAAGTCGTCCCATGTTTCATTTTTGTAATTGCTACATATGTACTCAATTAAAGATTTATATGCTAATGGCTTACGTACTTTTTTACGATGATATTTGTAAGTAGGATCAACTGTTTTTCTGAAATTAGTTGGCGAACTAAATGCCCATGTTGTTTTATTTTTGCCAAACTTATCAGTAAGATCTTTTATGTAATTGTTTAATACATCGACACAATCTTCTAATCGTGAGTGTAGCGTATGTAAATCATCGTCCCATTTAACTTCATGTTCCATACCTGCACAAATGCTATAAGCAACTCCATCACCATCAATTAATAGGTGTTTCATTGTTTAAACTCTCCTGTAAAAGCTCTTCTAAATATTGAAGACCTTCAGCTGTAATTTTAAAAATATTAGTCCAAGTATTTCTACCTATTTCAGTAGATATCAGTTGGCATCTAGTTAGCATTGCAACAGTGTCTGCGTGTCTTCTTGCAAAATCACTTTTTGTTGTAAATCCTTTGAAATGTGCCTGACATAATACTTCAACTGCGTCTGCGTCTTCTTTAGTGGGTTGAAGCCCAATCAGTTCCGATGCTGAATTCTGCGTCAACTTTGCATCTGAACTTGAAGAACTCGCCAGCTTTTTCCGCTGCTCTTCTAAGTCTATTACCGACATCTTCTGCTATTTCCTTTCTGCAAGACACTTGAACCTCGTCATGTATCCAACCTGAAAATACAAATTGATTACCCCAACCATGTTCATAAGTTTTGCTAATGTCATCAAAAGCTAAAATAAGCCATTGCTTAGCTACAAGTGCTCCTGCTGATTGTAATAAAGTGTTTAATGCTGAGTGCTGAGATCTTGGATATAGAAATCTTCCATCTAATCCTGTTAAATAGTTTTTTGCATTTAATGTATTTTCTACAGCTGATCGCAAAGCATTAAATGCAGGTATAGATTTAAAGAATTTATTCTTCATTTCTCTACCGGCATCTTTACCTTTACCAATAATTTCGCCTAGTTTCTGATCTCCACCACCATAAACAAGTGTGTAGATAAACTTCTTGGCAGCGTCACGATCTGGTAATCCTGCTGCTTTTTGATTTGCAGTATGTATATCTGCTGACAAAATTATATTGGCATAATCTCCTTTGTCCCATTTAGATAAGTAGTGCGCAAGGCATCTAAGCTCGATGCCCGACAAGTCGCAGCCGACCATGGCCCACCCATCTGGCACGGTAAAACACTTTCTAATTTCGCTACCGTAAGGCACCCGCAATGAGGGCACTTGCGCCAAATTTGGACTGAAGTGTGTTGCTCTTCCTGTGATTGCTCCGTTTGTAATATACTTACCCCGTAGTTTGGAACAGCCATCGATAAGTCGTAAGTAGCCATTATTTCCCTCCGCAATCATGCCGATGCGTTTTTCTAATAAGAAATATTCTGCAAGCTGTTTAGCTTCAGGATAATCTAATTTTCCTAACGTTTCCTCATCAATTCGAGGCTGACCGGCTGGTGTCCAGTCTTTCGGCTTCCATTGGTATTTGTTGATAAATTGATTAGCAATTTGTTGTCTGCTTGACGGATTAAACGGAATCGTAACAGAAGGCTTTGTTTTATAAGTCTTAATAGTGCCATCAAAGTTTTCCTCCATATATTTTTTTATTTTATCACGCTTAGCAGCTAGCTGACCATACAGATCAGCTGCTGCCAACGTATCAAAATGAAAACCTGTTGCTTCCATATTTGAGCAAACTTTTGCTATAGAATGTTCGAGTACTTCAGCGCTGTTAGCAATCCCGGTCCTCCGGCAATGGCTATAAATAGAGTGAGTAACATGAACGTCTTGCTCGCAATAAGTAAGCATTTCTTCGTTGAATTTAGTGAAATCGTTTGCATAGTTTTGTTTGTAGTTTCCTAGTCTGTAACCCCATGCTTCTAAACTATATCTTCCGTATAATTTAGTAGGCATGTTGTCTGGTTGTTTTAAAAAGTCTTTGTCTTTAATGTTTGGCCATATTAGGCGAGAAAGAACTAATGTATCTGTTACTTTTTTAGGTTTAAAATTAGTATAAAATTTTTTAATAACAGGTACATCATAGCCTATAACGTTATGACCAATTATTTCGTCTGCATTTTCTAATGCTTTTATAGCATCATCAATTTGGCTTGGACGATAACTTACCATTTTACCGGTGTTAACGTCTTTAGTTACTATGCAATGTATTACACTTACGTCGTCTAATAAATTGTCAGCTTCTATATCAAAAACCAACTGCATCTATGCTCTCCAATCTGCCAGTTTCCTCATTATACATAAGGCTTCCGGCTTTACCTGTTGCACCTGTAAATCTGTTTTTGACTACACGCACAACAGTTTCATTACTTTGCGATTGTTGGTCACGCTCTAAACCAATTACCATGTCTGATAACTGACCTATTGAGTGTGATCCTCGCAAAGAATTTAGTGATACCTGCGCACCATCTTCAAAACCTTTGTTTCCTTCAGGTCGTCGCAAGTGTGAGACTAAAAGCATACCTACACCTGTTTCTTCAACAAATGTACGCAGCTTAGTCATTATTAAGTCGATAGCTTTTCTCTCATCAGGTACATCGAGACCACTAACCATAATTGAAAGATGATCAATGATAATCCAATTACACTGTTCTCCGTGTGCCAAGTAGCGTAATTTAGCAAGGACATGCTCGAAAGTAACGCTGCCAAAATGATCGTAGACAAAACAGTTCCCATTAGAGAACAAATTATCAAAAGACTTACGTATTTGACTAACTTCAACACCGGATCTATCAATGTGAAGAGGTTTATTAATATCAATACTGACCAAGCCTGTAATAGTTCTTTTAATGCTTTCTTCCAAAAAGAGTAAACCAACTTTGTCTCCTTGGGTTAATAAGTGATGAGCAATTTCACGAACAAAAGCTGACTTGCCAATACCACTACCTGCGGTAATAGTTACAAGTTCGCCTTTTCTAAGACCTTTTGTTTTATCATTCATAAACTCGTATGGATAAGGAACACTTGATACCTTATCTTCCGTTGCCACTAAGTGGAAAAGATCTTTTGCTGCTACGATACCATCAGGCCTATAAACCGGAGCGTCCCATGCTGCTTTTATTAACTCTTTAACTCTATTATTTTTAAGCATTTCGCTTGCATCTTTTAGAGGTAAATGTGCTACATGAGCTTTACCTGGTTCGAGTAACTCAGCACATTGAGCAACTGCTTCTTGACCTGGTTTATCTTCATCAAACATGAATACAACAGTCTCAAAATTCATGATGTATTCTAGTTCTCTTCTAATAGCATCTGGAGCTGACTTTGCTCCATTAGGCACTGATACTACAGGCCATTTATTTCCTAATGCCTGAGATAAAGAAAGTGCATCTAATTCACCTTCAACTACAAACAGTTTCTTACCTTTGCTTTGTAGGCTTTGTCCAAAGAGTGGTAACTTCGAACCTTCACCAACAACACTAAAATTTTTATTTTGGTCGCGTGTCTTAAGCGCAACAAGTTTGCCATTTTTATAGTACGGAGCAAGATGTTTACCGTTGCCAACTTTATAGCCAAAATGCCTCGCTGTGTCTGCTGAGATATTTCGGCTTTTGAGTTCCTGAATTTTACCTTGCGAGTATACCGCTTGCGCTGCTTGGTTATTCGAGGTCGTAGTTTTGGAGAACTCAGTTGGTATGCTATCGGGTTCTTGATTTTCTCCTCCATAATATTTATTACATGAAAAGCAGTATGCATGGCCATCATCATAAATGGCCTTTGCATCGCTACTTCCACATGCTTCACAGCTCGAGTGCGTCTGGAATGAAGCCGAGGTTTCCTGCATGGTCTGGTGCCTCCCAATTTTTAGGTTTAATTAAATCCCAACCACCGCTGTGGTCGCGCCCCTCTTTAGTGCCGCGTATTTTAGACATGTTGGCTGAATGAACTTCTTGCCATGCCTCTTCTACGTCAACACCTGCAATTGCCAGAGTACCTAATGCAAACACCGTTATATCAATTAAAGCATCAACCATTCCTTCAGCATCTTTGTTTGTAAATGCCGAGAGTAATTCCTCAAATTCTTCTTCAACTTGATCAACTCGAAGTGCTAATTTTTCACTATTTAAAGGCTCATGATTAAAGCCATATTTTGCTTGTAAAGCATAAACATCTGCTACTAATGTAGACATTATCTCTCCTTAAAATAACTGGAAATAAACTGATTTAAGTTGTTTTTATCAAAATCATATTTAAACCACTGACCATATCTACCCATTGAAACAAGTCTTTGATATGCCTCTGAAATACCTTTAATTGTATCAAACATTTCAGCTCGGTTTTCTTTATTAATTTCATGATTTTGTTCTGCATTTTCATTGCTGCAAAGAATTAGCATTGGCTTATAATGCTCTATTGCTTCGTGCATTAATGCAACAGTGTTATATGATGGTGCATCTCTATATGCATAACCATAAACTTCTTCACTTAATGCAAATCTATCTATTATACATGGAATATTTGCTTGAGACTCTAACCTAGCAGCAGTATGCAAAATATGCCTGTGATAGACTTCTATATTCCAGTCTTTGTGATAACTACAATGAAAATATTGACCACCAATATAGTCTGCAATTGCACGAGCTAAAGTGGTCTTGCCTGTACCGTCAGCACCTTCAATTATTACCAAAGGCGTGACCTTGTTTATCTAATTTATCAGCTAAATTTTCAACAGCAATTGTTGAACTTAATATTGAATTTAATGATTTAACTGGGCTTTTGTAATACTTTTGATTAGTAATCCAGTCATCTAATTTATCATAATCAGGTTCATAAATATGAGCTGATCCTGCTCTTACGCATAGTTCACCCATATCGACCATAAGATCATAATGAGAAAATAATAATAGCTGAAGTGCTTTAGCAACCATAGTAAATGTAAATACATCGTATGTCATACCATAAACTATGTCTTGTGATCTCATATTAACTAATGCATTTAATCGTCCTTGTCTTATAATAAACTGCATACCTGTAGTGCAGGGAATATCTTTACTTTTGCCTGGGCGTTCACGCCATATATTAATGTAGCAACGTCTTGAGTCATTATCTTCTTTAAGTTCATTAGCTGCCCATGATAATTGATCCATAATTTTAGGACCATAAGCACCATTTAATGTAAAACCATCATCGCTATATTTTGCATAGCTTTTCATAAAATCTGATATATATTCTAAATCATTTCTGCCTTTTAAAATCCATGCTGCTTCACCAAACATAAATTTGTAATTAAGATTTCTAGCTTTGTTACAAATTATTGGTTCATTCATGTCAACTGTATAAATATAATTTAGTCTTTCTCTTATTTTTAAGTTTCTAGGACTGCTTTCATAATGAAAATTTTTTCCACAGTCTTGCAGTGCTTGTTTCCAAACTAAATCTGCGTTCATATAAACTCCTAAAAAAAAACGGGGCCGAAGCCCCGCTGTTTAACTTGCTAATTTATGAGGTTTGCCAAGGTAATACTCAGCATATATTGCATTATGCGCATCGCGTCTTTTAGCTGTTTTTATATTCCAACCAGCTTTTCTAAGATCGCGTATTCTTGCAGTTATGTTTTGAACTCTATACTCATATAAAGCTATTAATCTAGTAAGCCTTTTCCCACGTTTCATGTGAGTTAACATTTCACTACTTTGCGACATTTACTCTCCTAACCATTTATCTGGAATTAATTTATCTGCATAAGGAAAACCATATTTAATACACCAATTGGCATATGTGGTTTTACTTCCTTTGTTTATTTTTGATGATGAACGAGAAAACACAATTCTAATGTCAAGATTAGGGTGCTGCTCTTTTACTAATCGCATTTTTCTGCGGTCTTCTGATGTGAAGCGCCCCTTGCATTCTATAATCATGTCTCCAATGATAAAATCAGGAATATATTTAGCATCTAGCTTATATGGTAACCTTAATGTTTCATACTCATATTCTATTCCACTTTTATCAAGTTGATCAGCTACTTGTGCTTCTAGTCCACTACGATAGTTATTAACAAACTTTATATTTTTAAAAGTCGTTGAACTCTTCCGTTGTGTCACTAGTGCTCTCCGTATTTTCATAAACATATCCATCTTCTTCTTCAAACTGTGAACCTCCAAACTCAACAAGGTCTATTATTTGAACAGCATTTAGATATGCAGTAACACCAATGTTACCTCCAGCAGAATATGTATTAAGCACACCTGCTAATTTAATAGTTGAACCATTGCCAACTGCTAAATCTCCTTTTATGACGTTACCTTTTGCATCAACTAGCATAGGTTTTTTACTGGATTTAGCTCTTATTTTTAAGCCACCAGCCTCATCGTCATTCATGTATGGCCATTTTGCTTTGGATAGTGATTTCTCACCAAACTCTTCTATAAAAACTTGTTTAGCCAACTCAACAAATTCTTTAGCGTCTTGTTTTTTAACAATAAGATCGCTTTTATATTTACCTTCGGCATCATACCTAGTGTCAGGTTTAGATAACCACGGCCACATAGCCGTGCCTTTAGGGCTTGTAAATTTAGCTTTCGCCATATTAGTTTTCTCCTATGACATAACAATTAGTTTGATCTGGATCAGCAGACATGCTTGCTGCTTCTTTAAATATCCAGTTTATGTTTACACCGTGCATGTCTAAATTAGCTAAAACATCAACTGGTATAGCTTTATTTTCAAGAACCATTGCAACAGCTGTAGCTATCCAATGATCCTTTTCATCATCTCTATGAACCCTATCGCCATAGAGACTTTGCCACTCTTTAGTATGCTTACGCAAATGCATAGTCACTCCTTAATACTTGGTTTATATTTAGTTTTCCTTTTTCAGGTGCCTCGACCATATTTGAACGGCCAGCTGGGCTAAGCTGCTCATAAGTACTGTCGTGAAGATCTTGCATGACATCAAAATGCTCATACATAGCAACAAACTGCTCTCTTATTAGATAAAAGAACTTTTCAGTGTCTGCCATGTGAGTTGCAAAAGAGTCGTGAATTAAAAGATAAT